CATCTATGACCCGCTCATAATCGGCGTCGACGTCGCCCGCTTCGGCGACAACATCTCCTGCATCTGCTTCAGGCGCGGCCGTGACGCACGCACCATCCCCTGGATCAAGCTGTCTGGCGTGGACACCAACACCCTGGCCCTCAGGGTGATCGAAGAGGCTGAAAAGCACAAGCCAGACGGCATCTTTGTCGACGCTGGCGGTGTCGGCGGCGGCGTCGCTGACCGCCTGCGCTACGCCCGTCTCCCCATCAAGGACGTGATCTTCGGGGCCACGGCGGACGGCCAGAGCGCCCATACCGAAGAAGGTATGATCGTCTACGCCAACAAGCGGACCCAGATGTGGGGAGCCATGCGTGACTGGCTTGGGAACTCACCGAACCCGATGGGAGAAATGCTGCCAGGCGGAGCGATCCCCAATGACATCCAGCTTATCGATGAGCTAACCAATATTCAATATGGATATACTATGTTGTATGGGAAAGATGCTCTCATGTTAGAGAAGAAAGACGATATGAGAAGAAGAGGAGTAAGTTCACCTGACATGTCAGACGCCCTGGCGTGCACGTTTGCTTTCCCTATACTTAAGTCAGACCACAGTGACAAACTAAGATCGAAGTCATCTCATCTAAACGACTACAACCCTTTTTCATCATCATGGGAGATACAATAATGGGCGGAATGTTCGGCGGCGGCGCGAAGCCGGCTCCTGTCACCCCTACGCCTCCTCCGGCGACCCCTGCGATCCAGGCCAAGGCCAGCGAGGCTCTCCAGGGGGCGGCCGGAGGCAAGGGAGCTGGCGGCATGGCTGGGACCCTCCTTACATCGGCGGCTGGCGCGCAGGGAGAAATCAAGACTGCCTCCAAGGACTTGCTCGGAAAGTAACACGATATGGCTCAGAGCAAAGAGGCCGGGCGCTACGGTAAAGGTCCGAGACGATCTGGGCCAGAGAATGCGCTTGCCCCGAAACAATCAATCAGCGACACCCCGAAGCAGGACATTGTCCCGTATGAACGGTCGTCGCCTTCTCTTCTCGCCCAGCAGCCGGCTGACATCTCCCTGGAGCACCCAGCTACTGACTCTGAGTGGGTGGACCTGAAGTTCCACCTTGAGAGCCGGCTGCTGATGATGACCAACTGGCGCTTGTCCTGGTGGAGGCACTGGGCGCTCCTGGCTGAGAACATTCTCCCCAGGCGCTACCACTGGCTGGTGACGCCGAACACTATGACCCGCGGCTTCCCGATAAACCAGAACATCGTTGACCCTACTGGATCACAGGCTATGCGTGTCTGCGCCAGCGGACTCAAGGAAGGGCTCACGTCTCCGTCCCGCCCCTGGTTCAAGATCAAGGCAGCCCAGCCAGGGTTTCTTCCAGACAAAGAGGCCCAGATCTGGTTCGACAACGTCGAGGGCCTGATGTACTCGGTCATGGCGAGGTCTAACTTCTATGACTCTCTGACCCAGGTGTTCGAAGACCTCACGGTGTTCGGCACAAGCCCCATGATCATCTACGAAGATGAGAAGGACGTCATACGTTGCCACGTCCCCTGCGCTGGCGAATATTACCTGGCTTCGTCAAACTCGAACAGGGTGGAATCATTCTACCGCAAGTTCGTGATGACCGTCTCGCAGATCGTTCAGATGTTCGGGCTGGACAAGTGCCCAGGGGACATCCAGGGATTATGGAAAACGAAGGGGGCGTCTCTTGACGTCGAGAGGATTGTCGCTCACGCCATAGAGCCGAACTTCCCGATCATAGACGGCCGTGGCCAGGAACTCAAGCCCATGGCCGGCTCCCAGTTCCCGTACCGCGAGGTTTACTGGGTGTGGGGCGCCAGCTCCGAGTACGCTCTGAGCGTCAGGGGGTTCTACGAGGAGCCATTCATCTCCCCAAGGTGGGCCATCACCAGTAACGACCCCTACGGCCGTTCTCCTGGCATGGACACATTGCCTGACATCATGCAGCTCCAGCTTGAGAGCAAGAGGAAGGCCGAGGCTATCGAGAAGCACGTCAGACCGCCTCTCCTGGCCTCTGTAGAGCTCCAGAACCAGCCGTCGAGCGCCCTCCCTGGCCATGTGACCTATGTAGCCAATCTCGGGCCCCAGTCAGGCATGAGGCCCGTCTACGAGGTCAACCCTCAGCTCCAGTGGATGGTCGAGGATATCAAGCAGATCCAGGAGCGGATCAAGAAGGGGTTCTTCAACGACATCTTCATGCTCCACTCCGATACGACCAAGGAGCAGACCGCTTACGAGACCTCAAAGCGCGACCAGGAGAAGATGACGGTTCTCGGCCCTGTCGTCGACAGGTTCCAGAATGAAGGGGCCAGTCCGGCGATCAAGCGCATCTTCGGGATCATGCGCCGGCGCGGCATGCTCCCGCCAATCCCTGACTCTCTGAAGGGCGTTGGTTTCGACATCGAGTACATCTCCATGCTCGCCATGGCGCAGAAGGCAGCCGCCACAACCTCCATCGAAAGGGTTCTCGCCACTGCCGGAAACCTCATGGCGGCTGACCCTGAGATTATGGATAACTTCGACCTTGACGAGACAATCCGCGAGTATGGAGATCTCATGAGCGCTCCGCATAAGATCTTCAAAGACCGCAAGGCCATGGAAGAGAAGCGGGAGCAGAGGCGTCAGGCACAGGCGCAACAGGCCCACGCTCAGGCCACGGCCCAGATAGGGACCCAGGCCGCCCAGACGGCCAAGGTCATGAGCGACACCCCTGTCGGCGGCGGGGGCTCGGCCCTCGATCACATGCTCGGCATGGGCGGCGGCCAACCCATAGACATGTCAATGTAAGGAACGGATGATATGCGATACAATATACCACCTGAATTAGAATTTTATTATGAGCGCTGCGCGACTTGTGTATACTTCATGCGCACGAAGGGCCATATCAGCATGGACCTGTGCCGGTATTGGGTTCCGAACGCCACATCAATAAATCAGCACCCATATCCCACTCATGTGGATGAGAAGCGGGAAGCCTGCGGGTGCTACAAGCGTAACCCATTCCGGATCGGAGAAGACCCGTACCCAGAGGATAATAATGCTCATCAAGAGTTTCAGACGTCACAGGCCATCAGACAAGGAACGGAAGGGCGGAAGCTTATCACGGATCAACGCTGATCCGCGCAGGCTTCTCATGCGGCCATTCGCCAAGGAGGAAAGATACACTGGCTACTATCTCAAGACCGTGGTCCGCCCTTCTCATGGCGTTGGCCGCCCGGAAAAGGGGGAATAAATGGCGGATCTGACTGAGCGGGAAGCTCTCCTTCTTCTCATGGAGAAGTACAAGGAGGTTGCAGACGCAGCCCGCATATACGCTCACGCGAGCAAGCGGGAGGAGTTCCTGACCATGGGGCATATTCTTATGCGTCTCCGCGATAGGTGCGCCAGGCTGGCGGCCATGGGGATGACAGGGAGGGTGACTTGACAGAGGTGAAGAGGATTGCCATGTCCCCCCAGAAGAAGCCTCCCATGGTGGCTCTCCTGGTCCCCTCTGGCCGTTCCTGGGAAGCGGACATGGCCATGTCGTTCACGGCCCTGACCCAATATGCGTCAGGGCATGGGATCGGGACGGTTCTCGTCAATGAGAAGAACTCCCTGGTCTTCGCCGCCCGCAATAGCATGGTGAAGAGGGCGCTTGAGCTGAACGCCACCCACGTCTTCTTCGTGGACAGCGATATGGTCCTCCCCCATGACGTCATCCCGCGGCTCCTGGCCCATGACAAGGACATCGTAGGAGCCACTTACACCAAGAGGGTCCCGCCTTATAATCTGCTTGGCGTTCCTGGCGGACCTGTGGACTATGCGGAAGGAGGGCTCATCGAGCATGCTCTCATGCCAGGCGGCTGCATGCTGATCAAGACTGACGTGTTCAAGACGGTCCCATGGCCATGGTATTTCGACACCATCAGGCGTCCTGGGGAGCCTCTTGAGTCGTTTCTCACGGCTATGGGGGACATGTTCTTCACGCGCCTGCCTGACGCCCTGAAGCAACGCTGGGAGGCTGACGCAGACCTCATAAGTTGGTTGGCCCATGAGGCAGAGTTCAGGGACACCAGATTCCCAGATCCTCTTGTGGGAGAGGACTACAACTTCTGCTTGAAGGCTATGCGTTACGGGTTCCAGGTCTGGTGCGACCTGGACGTCACCTACAAGACTGGCCATATTGGTGAGCAGACGGTGTTCTGCGCCATGCCCGGGAGCGAGGAAGAAAAAACGGCCATCAACTGATTTTATCTTTCTTTTCCAGAATGTTCAATGCATAATACGGTCTGACGTGGCGGAGGCATACTCCTCATTGGTTTTCCTCCTTTGTCCTGTGGGTTGAGCGTCACCCCTCCGCCACGTCACCATTCAGAGCCGCCAGATGAAAAAGACCGACTTGGACTACCTCGGGCTCGCCTTCTACATCGCCCATTGGAGCAAAGACCCGTCGACGAGGGTCGGCGCTGTCATCTCCCGCCAGGACGGCTCCATCGTTTCTCAAGGCGTGAACGGCTTCCCAAGAGGGTGCGACGACTCCCCAGAGCTGTTCGCCGACCGCTCCCGCAAGTATCCCCGCATCATCCACGCAGAACAGAACGCCATGGGCTTCGCAAATGAGCGGCTCCACGGGTGCGCGATACACGTCGCAGTCCCGGCGCCATTCCAGCCTGTCTGCGCCGACTGCGCGAAGATGGTTGTCCAACGCGGAATTAGGCGGGTCGTATTCCCCCACATCACCAGATCGAACTACGCCGATAGGTGGGAGGAAACTTGCATGGAGGCTCTCCAGATGTTCAGTGAGGTGGGCGTGGAGATCATCCCCATCCCGGAGAGCCTGTGGCGGGCGCTCCCCATCATTGGACTAGCCGGCCGGGCATTTTGAGGCCCGAGACGCCTAAACCATCTTGTCAATCATTTTCTCACACAAACAACGATTTCACTTGCAAGGTTTTGTTTTCACACGCCATACAAGAATATGGCTGAAGAAATTCAAGATGACGACGTCCTGCAGACTTCATTCAACGCCTCCGATCCTGAACAGGTGGCGAAGAAGAGGCGCACTGCTGGGCGCAAAAACAAAGCTGACCAAAATATCGTGAAGGGCGTCATGTCCTCGAAGGAGGGCCGGGCCTGGATGTTCGGGGTCCTCGACGCCTGCCACATCTACAGCACGAGCTTCACCGGTGACGCTCTGACGAGCGCTTTCCGCGAAGGGGAGCGGAACATCGGCCTCAAGCTGATCGGATCGGTGACGAGATCCGCTCCAGACGAATACGCCTTGATGCTCAAGGAGAGCAACACGAATGACTGAACTCGCCGTCCCAACCACAGCTCCAGCAGAGGCCGCAGCCCCGCCACAGGCCGTAGAGGCGGCTCCGGCCCCGTCCCCTGCAGTAGAGGCCGCCCCAGCCGTTGTAGCGCCTGTAGAGGCGGCTCCGGCCGTAGAGACGGCCAAGCCATCAGTTCAACAGCCCAGCCTGATCAGCGAGGGCTTAGAGAAGCCGGCGGAGCCTCCCAAGCCAGAGGCCGCCCCGGTTGCAGAGACGGCCCCGGCCGAAGCGCCCCCGGCAGTCACGTTCGAAGACTTCGCCCTTCCAGAAGGCGTGAAGTTGGATGGCTCTTCCGTTGACCAGTTCAAGGAAGTGCTTGGCGGAAACCTCTCCCACCAGGAGAAGGGACAGAGGCTCGTCGACATGTACATCGCTGAGATTCAGCGGCGTGATGATGAGGCCCTGAAAAACCAGATCGACGTATGGAACACGACCCAGGACCAGTGGAAGGACTCTGTGAAGAGCGACCCTGAGATTGGCGGGAACAGGTTCAATACGACGATGCAGACGTGCATCTCCGCTGTCAACCGCTTCGGCGGAAACCCAGAGCAGAGAAGCGCATTGCTGCAAGCCCTCGACTTCACCGGGGCTGGCAACAATCCTGCGATTATCCGCTTCATCAACAACATGGCGAGCGCCCTCAAAGAGGGGACGCCTGTAACGCAGACAGCCGCGCCGAAACCGCCGCAGACCAGGGCGCAACGGCGCTATAACGCAAATGGGGCCAACTAATGGTTAACTATTACATGAGCCTTGCCGACTGGGCAAGCCGCTCCGATCCGAATGGCGTCATCGACGACATCGCCGAGACGCTCAGCCAGTGCAACGAAATCTTCGACGACATGCTGTGGACCGAGGGCAACCTGCCCACCGGTCACAAGACCACGGTCCGCACCGGTCTCCCCTCGGGCACCTGGAGAATGCTCTATCAGGGCATCCCGTTCACCAAGTCGACCACCGTACAGATCACGGATGGCGTTGGCATGCTCGAGGCCTACAGCCGTGTTGACCGGGCTCTCGCCGAGCTTTCCGGCGACGTACAGCGCTTCCGCATGTCTGAGGACAACGCCCACCTCGAGGGTTTGTCCCAGCAGATGGCCACCACGCTGTTTTATGGTAACTCGGCAATCAATCCGACTCAGTTTACGGGTCTCAGCCCGCGCTTCAACACCGTGTCCACCGCGACCGCTCAGAACGCTGTCAACGTTCTCGACGGCGGCGGAACCGGCTCCAGCAACACTTCCATCTGGCTTGCAGGCTGGGGTGAGCAGACTGGCTTCGGAATCTTCCCCAAGGGCTCCAAGGCTGGTCTCCTGTTCGAAGACAAAGGCGACGTCCGTCCCGGCCGCGACGCCAGCAACAACGAGTTCGAGGCCTACACCAGCTACTTCAAGTGGCAGGCCGGCCTGACTGTGCGTGACTGGCGCTATTTCGTCCGCATTCCGAACCTCGACACCACTTCCGCCGCCGGCGGCCTGGCGTCAAGCACTCCTCCGGACATCTTTGCGCTCCTGTCGAAGGCGGTCGTCCGCCTGCCCACCATGGGCCGCAAGCAGTCCGGCATCACCAAGACTGACGCCCCTGGCGAGACCGCCCCTGGCATCAAGCCTGCGATCTATGTTAACCGTACTGTCCGTCAGTACATGGACCTTCAGGCGATCCGCGATAAGAACGTCCTGCTGACCCCGACCGAATACGCCGGTCAGCCGATCGTAGAATTCCGTGGCGCTCCCATCCGTGTCTGCGATGTGTTGTTAAACTCGGAAACGAGAGTAGTATAACAACTCATTGATATGAAAGGAAG